TCAAACTGTTCTCTTGCCTCTATGTAGGACATTTCGCCCCTACCTTTACATAGGTATAATATTTCTCTTGTAAACTTGTCTTCGCCTAGTTGTGCAACGTCTGCGTTTAGTCTATCACTAGATCCCCAGTAATCTCGCCAATCGCTTTCTTTTGTTCCACGTCTTTTATTTTTTCTGCCTTTAAGTGGTGGCTTAGTAGTTTTAAATTTTGCTAGTTTCTTGCCTATGTATTTTTGACCTGTAGTGGTATTTGTAATTAGATAAACAAATCCTTCATACTCATCTGGTATTTCTTTAACTTTTTTACCTTGATACGTCCACTGCATCAAGTATATATGCGAGCCTGTTATTTTTTGCCTTCTCGTTTGGCTTTGAACTTTGTATGTATTTCATCACCGCGGATTTTACTTAATTTTCGTATTTCTCTCAGCCATCTTCTGCTGGCTGCATGTGTTCTAAACGAAACTCTTGATTCAAATGCTTCGTTTGCTTTAAAATATTCTATATATGCTTTGGTTAACTTATCATGGATGTCATCTTCAATCATAATACATTGCCTTTAGTGTAATAGGATTACTTCCAGTAGCATGAGCTGCAAGTTTTGTATGACAATCACCGCCTATGCCTTTTAAAAATGCACGTTCAACTTGTGCTTGGGCAAAAGTTTTCTTATCATTTACTTTTTTAACTATATCAATAGTATCAACATCATTCTTTCTAGTTTGTAGTGCAATTATTCCTTGACCAACTGCCGGAATAGTTGGAATCTTAATCCAAGTACGCCTAATATCCAATGCTTTAAGGCCAGCTTCAGCTAATACTATAGCATCATATTCTTTATTGTCAAGTTTTTCTAACCTAGTGTCAATGTTGCCTCTGATAGGCTTAATTTTTATATCTAAATTGTCGTATAGTTCTTTTAATTGAGCAGTTCGTCTAGGACTGCTAGTACCAATAGTACATCCGTAGCCTACACTACCAACAATTACGTCATGAGGGCTATTACGTTTCAACATTGAAGCAATAATCAAATCCGGATGTTCTTCTCCAGGCATGTCTTTGAGACTATGCACAGCAATATCAATGTTTTCTTCTAATAATTCGTTTTCAATAGCAGTACAGAACACACCTTTACCGCCAATTTCGTTAATTGGAGTATCGTTGTTTAAGTCACCATGTGTTTGTATTACAACTATTTCTGTTTCGTGAGAAATTTCACTGCACACACGTTCGGCGTATGCAAGTGCTAGTTTACTTCCTCTTGTTCCGACCTTTAGTTTCATTCTACAATGTCAATATCATTCTCATATGAGGTAAATCCGTTTTCTTTGACAACTTTCATTACATAATTGACCCTTCCTATAAGTTCATCTTTGTGTGAGATAAGGAAAACGTTCTTGTCTCCGTCTCTGCCCATCTTTTTAAGAACAGCAAGCGATCCTTCAACTCCTGCTGTATCCATACCACTATCGATAAGTTCGTCAATAAACAATAAATTAATTTTTTGATACAGACTTTCCCAAACATCACGGAATGCAAAGCTCATACCAAGTATAAGTCTGTTACGTTCACCTCTTGACAAGTTATCAAAGTCTAAGTCTTGTCCTAGTTGTGTAATTTCAACATTTAAATCGTTTTGGAATACAACACTGTGTGGTAATCCTAGTTTATCAAGATAGTATGTAAGTCTATTGTTAAGATATGCTAAGTTTTGATCAATAATCTTCTTGCGAATAAAGCTATCTTTGTTGGTTAATAGTTTTAACAAGAAGTCTTGGTGTTCTTTATAATTTGTAAGATCATTTACTGGCGACCAATCAATTTCTTGCATAGCAGTATGATTCAATTCATCAATTTGTGCTTGGTAAGGATCGGCTTCTTCTTGTTTTGATGTAAGAGATTGTTTTAAACTGTCAACATTCTGCCTATGCTCGTATGCTTCTTTTGCAGTTTCATAAAACACAGTAGGTTTACCATTAATGTCACCAATTTCTTCCAGTGTCATAATTACTTCAGAACATTTTGCATTTATTTCTTGTGCATATGCTTTTGCGTCTTCGAGCTCTTTAGTTTTACGCTCTGCAATCTCTGCTTTTTTGTCTGCGTGTAGTTCTTGACCGCACGTATAACATGTAGCATCTTCTAAATCTGCGATGTCTTTATTTGCTTTATCAACAGACTTGTCAGCACGTTGTAGTGCTGGTTCTAATGTGCTTAATTCCTTTTTAAGAGCCAAAATAGCATTATTATGCTCAGTCCAGTTTGATAGTTTTTCATGCGATTCTAGTTCAGATTCAATATCTAAATGCTCTAATTCGGCGATTCCTTCTTTGAGCTTCATTACATCGTTAGTACGTTTTGCTAACCAAGCCTTCTGATTACTTTGCAAACTACTGATAGTAGTTTCAATTTTGCTGTTAGCAGACTGTATTGCTTCAATTTTAAGTGTTTCTTGTGTAATTGAATCTTTAGTTTGCTTAACTTGTTCTTTTAAGTTGTCAGCCTTCTCAGACAGTATAGTAATACCCAACAATTGTTCGATAATAGCACGTTGGTCATTAGTGCGCATTGCAAGAAATGGCTCTGAGTAAGTATTAAGTGCAACAATATGTTTGAACATATCATGACTCATACCTAACAATGTGTTGATATGTTCTTGCGTCTTTCGACTATCACCTTGGCTTTCATCTGTTTGTTCTTGTTCTTGATTATTAATAAAGAATTTTAAAAATGTAGGAGAACGTCCTCTTTCAATTCTGTAGTCTATACCATCCTTTTCAAAATCAAGAGACACTAACATACCTTTTGAGTTAGTTTTGTTGATCAAGTTGTTGCGTTTGATATTTGTAAGTGCAGTACCGTATAATGCATAACTTAGTGCATTAATAATTGTAGTTTTACCAGTACCGTTACGTGATCCGCTATCGTCGCCTCCTTGATCTAGGTTCTCTCCTAACACTAATGTTAGGTTCTCCTTACTAAAGTCAATTGCTTGAGTCTGGTTGCCCACACTCATAAAGTTTTTTACGGTTAAGTCTTTTACTTTTATCATTAAAGCTCGCTATAAATGTCTAGCAACATTTTTTTATTAAAGTTATCGCTGTCAATTGCACTAATTTCTTTTGATACAATTTCGTCAACGCTTTCAAAAGTTGAAATATCTAAGTCGGTTGTAATTTCTTCAATTTGTTTCTGTGGAATTAGTGTTATCTCTCTACAGTTGTGAGTAGAGATATAAGTCTCTTTAATGTATTGTGCTTCTTCATAACTAATTGGCAAGTCAAGTGTAACACGTAGATACATTTTAGGTTTGATAATGTCTTGGTTTGGGTCTAGTAGTTTGCTTAATGTAGTTGTACGATACTTAGGACAGTTCCACCAATTAATGTATTCAGGTTCTTTATTATTTTCTCTATCAAGTATCATCATGCCACGCTCGTCGTCCCATGCATCTGCATAGTTGTGTGGAAATGCATTACCAATGTAATGAATCTTACCTTGTACTTGACGTTTATGGAAGTGTCCACTAAACACATAGTCTTGATTTTTAAAATGCGACGGCTTTAGATCACCGTGGTCAGGCATTTTAACAAGTGCATTCATATAAAAGCTAGGAAGTTCAAAGTGACCAAACATGTACTTGGCTTTAATCTTTTCTATCTTCTTCCATTCGTCGCCTACTAACCAAGGAACAAGTACTACATCTTCTTCCTCATATATTCCATCAACAAGTGTTACTCCAGGAATATGTCTACCAAAGATAGTAGAGCTTACATCACGCTTGTCTTTATAGTATAAATCATGATTGCCAACAAACATATAAAACTTATCAAATGCAGCACCTAGTTTTTCGAGGCATCTTATAGTAGCATCCATAGTTGTAAGGTTAAGACTGTTCCTGTTATGGTGCCAGTCGCCACAAAATATGCCTGTTTCACAGCCATTAGCTTGTGCTTGTTCGATATACCAGTCTACAAATTCTTCGCAGTCGTCGTTATGTACTTTTGAGTTGCCTTTTAGACCAAAGTGAATATCGGTAAAGACAGCAGCTTTCTTAAACAAATTAGAGTCTCCAGTTTTGTATTATTATACATGAAATTGATTAAAGTGTCAAGTAGTTTTTTTCTTAGCAGCTTCTTCACGCTTCTGTGCGGCTTCCCACTCCCCAGCATGTTGTCTGGTATAACTTGGATTCATATTATTCATTTCAAGAATATCGTCTCTAATGTTTTGATTACGCTTTTCTAAGTTGATAACACGCACAAAACTGTTAGTAACCGCGGCTGTATAGTATGCAAACGGATTATTAGACTTTGATTCGTCAAATTGCAAACCAATTTGTGATAATTGAAGAATTGCTTGTCCTTTCATCTCATCGTTGTAAGTATAACCACGTACATTGCCACGTGTAGCATAACGATCAACAAGTTTCATCCACATGCGAGCAAGTTCATTAGTCGCTCTAGCATGTTTTAAACTAAATCCACCGTTTTCCATGCCGCCTTCCCAGTGACTTTTGCCCACTAATATCAATTCACCATCCTCGTTAAACTTGTAGTGTTGAAAAGGTGGAAAATTAAGTTTAACTTTTGTATCGGCTATTGTTTTTGGTGTCTTTTTCCGTCCTGGCTCGTCTGGAATATGGTCAAATGTCATTATACGGAAGATTAATTCTTCTTTTGTAATTTTTCTATAGTCAACTTCGCATTCAGCCTGTTTAACCTTTTCGCCTGCTTTTCTTCTTGCTTCGTAATCAGCAGTTGATAAGCGTTTTGCTTTGTTTCGTTTTGCTTCTGCAATAGTTCTTATGTTAATTTTATCAACATCTGGTAAAATGATGTCAAATTGGTGGTAGTCAGTATCAATAAAGCTACAAAATCCTGACTTTGATTTATGTATCTGTTTAAGTAAGTCTTTATTGTTGAGGTAATTCACTTTTCTCATAGTTTCTCCTGGAGTTATCTATATATTATAATATACTCTGATAATTTTGTCAACTAAATAATACTATAGGAGATTATTATGCCAAACAACCCATTATCTAGTATTGAAAATTTACAAGGTAGCAATCCGTCATCTGGTAACTCAGTTTCTAGCACTAGCAACGTTATAATTGATCCTAGTGCAAGGCGCCGAGGCAATTTACCTCCAGGAGCAGTTCCAACAAACGATTTAAATTTCGTTGAAGCTGACTGGGGATCACAAACTGATCTTGATTGGAGAGTAAGATTGTCTATGCCTCCAAATTTTCAAAACAGTTCAGTGATGTCGCCGTTATTAGAAACTAACGGATTTATGTTTCCTTTTACTCCGCAAATTACTATGGAACACACAGCTAACTACAATGCTCTTCATCCTACACATAGTAATTATCCCTTTCCTGCTTATCAGAACAGTCAAGTGAGTTCTTTAACTATGATTGGAGAATTTTTTGTAGAAAATGCAAAAGAAGCAGAATATTGGGTAGCTGCAACACATTATTTAAGAAGTGTAACTAAAATGGCATATGGTGCAACTAGCAATCAAGGTTCGCCACCACCAGTAGTAAAGTTAAATGGGTATGGCGACTTTGTATTTAAAGACGTTCCTGTAACAGTAACATACTTTACAGTTGATATGCCAAACGATGTAGATTACATTCAGTGTAACGTAGGAGAAAACGGAACATGGGTTCCGGTTAGAAGTCAAGTTAACGTTCAGGTACAGCCTACTTACAGTAGAAAAGCGGTAACTAAGTTTAGCTTAGATACATTTGTTTCCGGCGGCTATATTTCAAGCGGTAAAGGATTTATTTAATGAAAATATCTTACGAAAACAATAGTCCTTGGTTTAATACTAGTGTTGTTAATAATGAATATCTAGACATCTTAACTATTAGACCAATACCAGTTAGTGATGATGACATATTATATGAAGTACAACCTCAATATACATATAGACCAGATTTGTTAGCATTTGATCTATATGGAACAAAGAATTTATGGTGGGTTTTTGCACAGCGCAATATTGACCTACTTAAAGATCCAGTTTACGACTTAGTTCCTGGAGTTAAAATATTTTTGCCTAAGGGCGATTCGTTAGCAAGACAATTAGGATTTTAAATGCCATTTGTACCCGAAGATAGCGGTAATATAATAGTTGGAGACCCAGGAGTTGATGCTGTTGGTAATCGCGGCACTGCGACAGTAAGTGATAGAGATAGTACAACTAGTCAAACTATAAACTTTTTACAGAATCCAAGTCTTGCAGGTGCTAGTGCGTTATATGGCGCAGATATTTTTCCTTTTAGAAACGAATTAGATCAGTTTGCAAGTTATGCTCCAGTTTTTACACTTGGATGTCTTACTAATATTGAATTTAATTTTCCACTAAGTTATAGAACACTTGGACCAGCAGTTAAAATAATTAGAAGTGGAGGCGGCGGTGGCCCAACAATACCATCATTGTATGATTTAGACGGTAAACGAGAGTTTTTTATTGAAGATTTAAACATAAAAAATACAGTTGCACCAAATCCAAAGTCAAGACATTCAAATGCTACTGCAATTAACTTTAAAGTTATTGAACCGTACTCAATGGGTCAATTTTTTCATAACTTAAGAAGTGCATCATTGGTAACTGGGCATAAAAATTATTTAGAAGCACCATTTTTAATTAGTATTGCATTTATAGGATATGATGATGACGGAAATGTTAAATCTCCGTTTTTTAGTCAGCGACATTTTCCTATACAAATAGTACAAGCTGAAATGAATGTTTCAGAATCAGGCGCAACTTACGATATTCAAGCAGTTCCGTATACAGAAAAAGCAATGACTAATCGAGCGCAAAGATTAAAAACAGATGTTGCGATTAAAGGACGTACAGTAGCTGAACTTTTACAAAATGGCCCACAAAGTCTTACAGCTGCGTTAAATCAAGTAACTGTTGAACAAAAAGCTGCTCAACAAAGTAGCGGCGACGAATTTGTAATACAATTTCCTAACACAAGTATTCTTGGAGCACTTGGCGGAGTAGTAGACGGACTAGCATCAGTTGCAAGTTCAGTAACAGGCTCACTTTCAGGTGTTGGTGGCGCTGTGAATGAATGGTATCAAGGATTAGTAGGTGGTGATAATTCTCCGCCACCGAGATTATTAGAAAAAGTTTCAGAAAATACGGCTGTGTTTAGTTTAGGAACCCTTATTGGCAATAAATTAAAAGCACAAGCTGCGGCAGATATTAATGCAATTGGTAGATCTCAATTATTACGCCCCGGAACTCAATATAATTTAGGTAATACTCCTTACCAACTTCCTTCATTTGCTGAAGATCCAGCCAACCCCGGGTTTCTAAAGCGTAATCTAATAAGTTATAATCCTGGCACATCGGTATATCAGTTTGAACAAGGCTCAAAAATACAAGATATTATTGAAGAAGTTTTAATTACTTCACAATACGGTAGAGATTTTGCAAGTGCAAACGGAGACTTTTCAGGACGTAGATCGTGGTTTAGAATTGAACCTCAAGTATACAATGGTGGCGGGCTATTAGGAGGTTTAATAACTGGAAAATCTCCTAAAACATATGTTTATAGAGTGCGTCCATATAAAACTGACGGATCAAATTTTTCAGCACCAGGATTTACAGGGTTTAGTAGAACACTTATAAAACAACTATTAACACCGAAAGCATACAGTTACATTTATACAGGGCAAAACAAAGATATTATTGATTTTGATTTACGGTTTAACATGATGTACTACACTGGTGTGCAAGCCGCAAGAAACCAAAAACAATTAGCATCAGTATTAGGCGGAGCTGCATTGTTTGGACCAAAAGAAAGAGATGCTATTACAACAACAGGTGCAAATCCAAATATTTTGCCTGCTGGTGATGCAGTAGGCGGCGAAGTAAATGATGATGGATCATCTACAGACAACGAACAAGGTGCAAATGGCGGTAATGCTGCTGGTGACGATCCGGAAACTGGAACAGCAAGATATTTTAATGATATGATGATTAATTCTGGTAACGATTTACTACAAGTTGATTTAAAAATACACGGCGATCCGTATTTTATATCTGATGTTGGAGTAGGAAACTTCTTAGGACTTCCGAGCTCGCCGTTATTACCAGTAACTATAGATGGTAGTATGAATCCTATGGACGGTGAAGTATATGTTATTTTAAATTTTAGAACACCAATTGATTATGACGAAGAAGATGGATATGTAAAATATCCGTTAGGTGGGTTTTTACCAGTGTCAATGTTTAGCGGAATATATCAAGTTATTCAAGTTAATAATAGTTTCGATAATGGAAAATTTGAACAGACACTCCAATTGGCTAGAAAGCGTAATCAAGATATTTCAATTGAAGCAGTTGCTGGAAAAGTAATCAGCTTCTTAATGGGCGGCAAAGGCAATGCCCAAGAAACTAGCGGCATACCATTTGTTAATAATATTGGAGAAACAGGCGTGGATGAAGGTGTATAATGGCACAGGATAGAAGAACTAATGATAGAACTAGCAATACTGTAGGAGTTTATCTTGGTAAAGTTGTTAACCATCTTGATACTACTTTTATGGGCGGCTTACAAGTTGAAATTTTAAGAAGAACTAAAACAGGTAGTTTGCAAGGCGAAACAGTTAATTGTAAGTATGCAAGTCCGTTTGCAGGACAAACTCCGTATGCAGGATTAGGATATGGATCAGACTATGCAAGTACACAAAAAAGTTATGGCTTTTGGGCAGTCCCGCCAGACATTGGAACACAGGTAATTGTTCTAATGCCTGAAGGCGATTTTTCTCAAGCATTTTGGGTAGGATGTGTTGCTGATGTTGGCATGAATTTTTCAGTTCCAGGAAATGCCGGTACTACATACAATGATACTGATCCTTCTAAAGCATTGCCTGTAGCAGAATATAATAAAAGAGCTACAGAACTCAGCGGAAAAGATCCTACACAGGCTATAAAGCCAGTGCCTCCAGAAAGATATAAACGACTTGACGAAGCAGGACTAGCTTCTGATCACGTTCGTGGTACAAATACGTCAAGTGCTAGACGAGAGTCGCCTAGTACAGTATTTGGTATATCTACTCCAGGACCACTAGACTTAAACGGACCAAAACATGCATACGGCCCAACGCCAGGCAGTTCAATTCAACGTCCCTTTAGTAGGTTAGGCGGACATTCTTTTATTATGGATGACGGTGACTTAACATTACAGCGAAAGGCTGCGGCAGGCGGCAATGACGGTGACAAGCTGGAATATGCTAATTTTGAAAAAGGTGATAAATCTGGAAAAAAAGAAATCCCTGCAAACGAAATGATAAAAATTCAAACACGTACAGGACATCAAATAATGATGAATTGTAGTGAAGATTTAATTTATATTGCACATGGTAGCGGAAAGAGTTGGATTGAAATGACATCCAACGGTAAAATTGATATTTACTCAGAAGATAGTATAAGTGTTAATAGTGACAATGATTTAAATCTTAATGCTGGCCGTAATATTAATATGAGTGCTACAGAAAATATTAACATTATTTCTGATAAAAATACAGCAATACATTCACTTGAAAATACAAGTATGCAAGCAAAAAACTTTAGTCAATTTATAGAAGAAGATTTTAATCTTAGAGTTGACGGAGAATCTAATGTTTATGTAAAAGGTAATCATAATTTAGTTGTAAAGGACAATTATTATATTTCTGTAGACTCTAACATGGAAACAAAAGTAGATCAAAATTCTGTAACACAGGCAAACACTATTAAAGAAAGAGCAATGGTCGATCATACGATTGGATCAAATAATTTATATCTAGATGTTAATGTTGAAATTAACGGTGAAGCTAAAATTAAAAAATTAAAAGCAGGAATTATAAACAATACAGTAGCTGGATTAGCTTGGGAAGATAAGCCAGGAACCGATAATCAAATACTAAGTGAGTTTTCTTTTGGCTATAGCGGCGGTTCCCCTGGACAAGCAGCATCGGCAAAAGAAGCCAACGAAATAGGAGACGGAGATAAAGCATTGTATCCAAAGCGTATTCCGTTACATGAACCTTGGGAAGGACATGAAAATTTAGATCCTAAATCTTTTAAACCAGATCGAACACTAGCAGAAGAATCAGAGCGTCCTAAGGAAGAAGAATCAAAATTTCAATTCCCTCCAATCGACGATACATTTAAAAAGTAAAAAGGCGTAAGTTATGAGTACATTAGAAAAATCGTTATATCAACAAACTAAAGTAGCAGTAGGATCGAAAAAAGATAACATCTACGTAAAAAGTCCAACCTACAAAGGATTTAGTACAGCAGATGATTCTCAATCGAGCAATAAGCTATACGACATTGCATTGATTAAACAGGATATTATAAATCATTTTCATATTAGAAAAGGTGAAAAACTTAGTGATCCTGAATTTGGAACTATAATATGGGACGTATTATTTGAACCGTTAACTGATCAAACTCGCAATCTTATTATTAAAGATGTTTCAGATATTATAAATTATGATCCTCGAGTTTCAGTTAATCAAATTACTGTTGACACATACGAGCATGGTATTCAAGTAGCATGTGAGTTAGTGTACAAACCGTATTCTATTGTTGAAAAAATACAGTTTCAGTTTGATGAAAACGCTGGATTTTTTACAGGATAATTATATACGCGGTTATTTAATACTGCTAAATATTACAAAGATATAAGGGAATAAAGATGTCCTCAACTGACAGACAAAATAGATTGTTATTATCGGAAGATTGGAAGCGTGTCTACCAGTCATTCCGTAACGCAGACTTTCAGAGTTATGATTTTGATAACTTGCGTAGAACTATGATTCAATACCTAAGGGATAATTATCCTGAAGATTATAATGACTATGTAGATAGTTCAGAGTATCTTGCACTAATAGACCTTATTGCATACTTAGGACAAAATATTGCTTTCCGTATTGACTTAAATGCTCGTGAAAATTATATGGAACTTGCAGAGCGTAGAGAATCAGTTCTCCGTCTAGCAAGATTGCTTTCTTATAACCCAAAGCGTAATCAAGCTACTAACGGACTTGTAAAATTAGATAGTATCAAAACTACTGAACAAGTAATTGATAGTAACGGAAATAACTTACAAGAACAAACTATTGTCTGGAACGATGTTTCAAATCCTGACTGGTATGAACAATTCATTAAAGTAATGAATACAGGATTACCGTCAAATTCAGAGTTTGGAAAACCAAACAAAAAAGAGTTGATATCAGGAATATCAACAGAGCAATATAGATTTAATTCTATTAATTCAGACATTGCAACTTACCAATATAATAAAATTATTGACGGAAGAAACTTACCGTTTGAAATAGTGTCAACTGATGTTACAAATACATCTATTAAAGAAGAAGCACCGTTTCCGGGAAATAAATTTGCATTAATTTATAAAGACGACGGAAAGGGTGTTGCTAGTAATTCAACAGGCTTCTTTAGTCACTTCCGCCAAGGGTCTTTAGACCAGGGTGTATTTACAATAAACAATCCTAGTTCTAATCAATCAATTGCAGTTGAAGCACCAGACATTAATGATACTGATGTTTGGTTATATAAATTAGATTCTGAAGGAAATGAACAAGAACTTTGGTCCAAGGTTGATGCATTACAAGGTAATAATGTTGTTTATAATAGCTTATCTAAATCAGAAAGAAATATTTACAGTGCGCTAACAAGAGTTGACGACAGAGTAACCTTAGTGTTTAGTGATGGTGTCTTTGGTAATTTACCACAAGGTACATTTAGAGTATACTTTAGATCTAGTCAAAACGAACGCATTGTTCTTACGCCTAAAGACTTCAGTAATATTGCAGTTAGCATTCCTTATACTTCTAAATCAGGAAAAACAGAAGAATTAACATTATTGTATAGTTTGTATTACACAGTTGATAACGGCGCAACAAGCGAAAGTACTGATACTATTAGATTTAATGCACCGTCAACATACTATACACAAAATAGAATGGTAACTGGCGAAGACTATCAAGTTGCCCCACTTGGCATTAACCAAAAAATTGTAAAAGTAAAAAGTGTTAATAGAACAGCAAGCGGCATTAGTAGATATTTTGATTTAATTGATGCAACTGGAAAATATTCTCAAACTACACTTTACGGAAACGATGGTGTATTATATAAAGAGTATCAAAATAAGTTAGAAGGCTTTACTTTTACAACAAAGACTGATGTAGAAGGTGCTACTGAAAATACTATTGTTCCGTTATTGTCGGATAAGAAACTTCGAAATTTTTACTTTGACCAATTTCCTAAAATACTAACAGACGACTTAGGTATTAACTGGAGTAGAACAACAGTTGAAACTAACTTAGTAACAGGATTATTTAAAAGTGCAGACGGTATTGATATTAAATTAGGTTCATTTACATCAACAATTATGTCTTTGTTAAAGCCAGGAACTTTAATTAAATTTATTGCTCCAACAGGAAAACATTTTGATAAAAAATTAAACATAGTTGATGGGCCGTCATCTAAAATTGGTGACTTAGATTATAAGTGGGTAAAAGTAATTTCGGTTAATGGTACAGGTATTGAAGAAAGACCAGACGGAACCGGAGCTGTATACTTAAATGACGAAATTCCTACTGGTGCTCTTTTAGGTGAAATTAAACCTGCATTAGCAAATAATTTAATTGGCAGTGTTAAACAACAGGTAATTGATCAAATATTTGTATATAAAACATTTGGACTACGCTTTGATCAAATAAGCGGCGAATGGAGACTAGTTACCGAAAATAACTTATCAATAGGCACTGAATTTTCATCTGGAAAATCAGGAGATACTACTAATCAACAATTAGATGCTAGTTGGACACTACTATTTGAAAATGACGGTGAACGTTATACAATTACATACCGCGGTATGCGTTATGTATTTGAAAGTGATAAAGAGATTAAGTTTTATTACGATCCTAAAGAAAAAATTTACGATAGTAAAACCGGTAAAATTATTAAAGATGCAATTACAGTTTTAAATATAAATTATAAACCAGATGATGTTAATGCATTTACAAGAGATTTTGATTGGGAAATTGTTGATGCATATAGAGATTTAGAAGGTTATGTTGATAGTAAAAAATTAGAAATTAGTTACTTTGATGCAGACGAAGACGGTATTGTTGACGATGCAGATTTGTTTGAAGAAATTGTTTCGCCAACAGTTAACGTAAGATCTAAGTATGTTATATTTCAAAAAATAACCTCAGTTGACGGAGTTGAAGATTTTAATTATCTAAACAATGATGACGATGCAGTTATTATATTAGCTACAAAATCTGAATTAAGGCCATTTAGCGAATATAAGGATGGACAAGTATTTTATTACATTGATACTGATGTATTTGAAGTGCTAAGCCAAACATCATTAAAGTTAACTATTAGTGCAGATTATAAAGCACGTCTTGGTCGTAATAATTTAAAATTTAGATATTATCATGCAGCGAGTGCAGAAACACGTATTGATCCTAGTGCAAGCAATATTATTGATATGTATATTCTTGATAGAACATATGATGCAAATTACCGTATATGGTTATTAGAAAATTCAATTAAACAGCCACTTCCGCCAAGCAGTGACGAGCTGTTTATATCTTATGCTAGTGAATTAAATAAAATTAAATCATTAACAGATGAAATTATATACCATCCGGTTAAGTACAAAGTACTATTTGGTAATAAGGCAACAGAAGATTTGCAAGCTACATTTAAAATTGTAAAAAACAAAGACAAAGTATTAAATGATAACGAAATTAAAACACGTATCATAACAGCAATTAATCAATTTTTTGCTTTAGACAATTGGGATTTTGGAGAACAGTTTTATTTCTCAGAACTTGCAAACTATGTTATGTATCAACTTGCTCCAGATGTATCTACATTTATTATTGTACCAAAACAAGAAGAACAAAGTTTTGGTAGCTTATACGAAATTAAAGCAGAAGCTGACGAAATTTTTATTAGTGGCGCTGATGTTACTAACATCGAAGTTATAGACGCAGTAACAGCTTCGAGACTCAAAGCACAAAATACAATAACCACACAAGCTGCTTCAGTAAATGCTGGAATACAAAGTTCAGCATTAGACGATGCTTCGGCAAGAGTTACATCTACAAACAATGTAATTAATAATACTAACACAGGGACAACTTACTAATGGCAAAAAATGACCAAAACGAATTTCCATTGCCAAATGGTTCTAACTCTAATAAAAGAGAAAGTGCTAGACATTTACCAAAGTATTTTAGAACAGATAAAAATCAAAAGTTTTTAAAGTCTACATTAGATCAAGTATTACAACCTGGTGTAGCTGAAAAAATTAGTTCATTTGTTGGTAGAAAAACTGCAAAGTCATATGTTAAAGATGACAACTATTTAAGTGATATATCAGCAGACAGAACTAACTATCAATTAGAACCTGCTAGTATTATACAAGACTCAAATGGAAATGTTGATTACTATGCCGATTACCGAGATTACATAAACCAAATTGCTAACTTAGGCGGTTCAAATATTAATCATGGTAGAAATACAAAAGAAGAATTTTATTCTTGGGATCCAAAAATTGACTGGGACAAATTTAGTAATTTTAGAGAATATTACTGGTTACCAAACGGTCCAAGATCTGTAATTGTACCTGGCGAACAAAAAGAAATTAAAAGTACATATACAGTTGAGTTAGCAGAAGCGTTAGGCGACTATTCTTATGTTTTTACTCCAGACGGGCTAACTAACAATCCTATACTAAAATTATATAGAGGTGTAAAATACAGATTTGAAATTAACACTCCTGGGTTACCATTAACATTTAAAACTCAACGAACGTTAGATGATGCATTTTTATTAGTAGACGGAATATCAGCCCAAAAAGTTGATGAAGGTGTTATTGAATTAGAATTAGGAACAGATGCACCTGATGAGTTATTTTATGTTTCAAATGAAGATATTAATGCTGGTGGATTAATTAGAGTAGCAAATCAAAGCGATGCTCAGTTTATTGATGTCGTTGCAGAAATTATTGGTAAGAAAGAATATCAAACAAGAGATAATTGGTCATTAACTAACGGATTAAAAGTTAGATTTAGAGGCGATGTGCAGCCAGAAATATATCGAGATAAAGAGTGGTATGTTGAGGGTGTTGGTGAAGAAATTGAATTAATATCATCAGCTGATGTAGAAGTTTCTTTTCCTGTAGGTATTGATGTTGATGTTCCGTTTGATAGTGACGAAGGATTCGATCAGTTTCCTTTCTCACAAGCAACAGGATATCCAAGAGATAAAGACTATATTACTATCAATAGAGCAAGTATTGATGGAAATTTTTGGTCAAGATATAACAGATGGTTCCATAAAGATGTAATTGAATTAGTAGATACAATTACAAATAATTCTATTGCAGTTGATGAAACTTCTCGTGCAAGTAGACCTATTATTGAATTTGAATCTGGTTTAAGATTGTATAACTTTGGATCATTCTCTAAAGGAACTGTTGACTTAATTGACACATTTACGACAGATGCATTTAGCACTATTGAAGGTAGTTTAGGTTATAATATTGATGACATACAGTTATCAACAGGCATGCGTGTTATATTCTTAGCAGACACTGATCCACTAGTAACCGGTAAAGTATTTGAAGTAAAACTTATTAATTTCAAAGGAAGCGGAACAGCCGGACAGATAACTCTAGTCCCAACCACAGACAGTGAGCCGTCTAGCGGTGAAAACATACTTGTAACTCGCGGCACAGAAAACGGCGGCAAAATTTGGTATTACGACGGTAATGAATGGAGTGTTGCGCAGGAAAAAACGTCAGTAAATCAACCACCAATTTTTGATGTATTTGATGAAAACGATATTAGTTATTCTAACATAAATGTATATCCTGCATCGTCTTTTAGAGGAAGTAAGATATTTGGGTATAAAGTTGGAACAGGTGCAAACGATACTGCATTAGGATTTCCGTTAAGTTATAAAAGTATTGAAAATGTTGGAGACATAGTATTTGATTTTAATTTTAATACAGACACTTTCCAATATCAAACTAATGATACATTAAATGTAGTAGATGTTAAACAAGGATTTTTAAGAAAATATAAAGGTAAAAATTTTACAATAGCAAATGTTTATACTAAGGCTAATACATTAAGTGAGCAAAAAGTTATTCTTCAATATGTAAATGATAACACACGCATTACGTATCCAATTAATTGTTATGATCGAAGTGCCGAGCTTACTGATTTATCTATCACAGTACTATGTGATAATGTTATAAAATATGAAAATATTGATTACGAATTTGAAGATAGCGTTGATAAAATTAGAAGTATTAAATTTAAATATGATCTAAAAAAAGATGCATCAATTGTTATAAAATGCTGTTCGTCGGCTGTAAAAAATAATAATGGTTATTATGAAATTGCTAATAACCTTGAAAAGAATCCGTTGAATGAAGATTTAACTTCATTTACCCTAGGCGAAGTTAACGATCATGTTTTTAGTATAACTGAAAATGTTCCTAATTTTAATGGAATATTTCCTGGGCCGTCTAATTTAAGAGATCTAGACGGGTTAAGCAAATACGGAAGAAAGTTTATTAAACATAGTTCGCCGTTAAACTTATCAATGTACAGTCTTATCGATAAGCCGTCAAATATAATTAACGCTGTTAGATATTCTAAAAAAGAATATGCTAAATTTAAACGTTTGTTTATTGAAACAGCTGAAAGTATAGGGTATTCAGGAAACGTAAAAGGGCATGTTGATAAGATTATTACTGAGCTAGTAAAAAGTAAAACAAATGTTATGCCATTTTACTTTAGCGATATGATACCTTTTGGTACAGCAATTACAACTAAAATAATAGTAGAAGATGTAGCAACTCAGTTCTATGCTTTAAATACTAATTTTACACTAGAAACATTAAGCACTCGGGCAGTAACAGTATATTTAAATAGTGAACAATTAATACACAATAAAGATTATACATTTAATACTGAAGGCTTTTTAGTAATTACTGCTACTAAGGCTGTTGGTGACATTCTTGAAATAAACGAATACGATACAACTAACGGGTCGTTTATACCACCTACACCAAGTAAGTTAGGTCTATATCCAGCATTTGAACCATATCTATATCAAGATACTTCATTTAGTAGTAATCCTACAGTTATTAAAGGACATGACGGAAGCATAGTAAAGGCTTTTGGAGATTATAGAGATGCACTAATTTTAGAATTAGAAAAAAGAATCTTTAATAACATTAAAATTAATTACGACCCTACGTTGTTTAATATCCATTCATATGTACCTGGACTTAATCGTAATACTTCGTTTACTAGAAAAGAAATTAATGATCCGTTAACTACAGATTTTTTACAATGGATGACATTAGTTGATAAAGACTATACTGTTAACTCTTATTTTGATACAGACAATCCGTTTACTTTTAATTATTCATTATTGATGGATAAGAATGGAGACAAGTTACCAGGATGGTGGAGAGCAATATACAGATATTACTTTGATACAGATAGCCCGCACTTAACACCGTGGGAAATGCTAGGATTTAGTATTAAACCAAACTGGTGGCAAGATCAATATGGTCCTGCACCTTACACAAAAAATAACTCCTTACTTTGGGAGGATTTAGAAAGAGGAATAATTAGAGATCCTAGCGGTTCATTTAAAATTAATAAATTATATAAACGTCCTGGATTAAAAACGTTTATTCCAGTTAATGCTTCAGGTGAATTATTAGGTCCTTCTGATTGCAATATTCCAAAACGATTTGATACACAGTCATTAGATAGAGGATTTGTTTTTGGTGATGGAAGCCCAGTTGAAGATGCATGGGTAAACAGTTCAGAATATCCATTTGCAATTTTAACTAGTTGGCTGATTAATAGCACACCATCCGCACTTGCTACTGGATTTGATAGATCAAGACAAGTTCGTAATTCTATTGGACACATAGTTTATAAAGATACAAAGAATCATATTAAATTAGAAGACTTATGTTTTCCAACAGGTATTAATGAATCTACACAAAAATTAACATCAGGATTTGTAAATTATATACAAGATTATATGTCATACAATCTTGCTGATAGATTTGTTGAATATCAGAATAATATAAAATCAATTAAAAACAAACTTACCTTTAAACTAGGCGGATTTACTGATAAATCTAAATTTAAATTAATACTTGATAGTAGAACACCTACAAACGAAGGTAATGTTTTTATACCAGAAGAAAATTATCAAGTATTTTTAAATACAAGTACTCCGATAAAAACTATAAATTATAGCGGTGTTATAGTTGAAAAAGTACAAGGCGGATTTTCAATAAGAGGTTATGATAGCGAGTTACCCTATTTTAAATACTATCAAGCATTAACATCTTCAAAAGATATCGAAGTTAATGTTGGCGGCGTGTCAGATTCATACATAGAGTGGAATGAAAATAGAACCTATGCTAAAGATACTATTATAGAAAATAACGGATCTTATTATAGGACAAATGTTACCTTTACTTCGGGTGACGTATTTGACCCTAGTCAACCTACAGAGTTAACAAAACTTGCTAAACTTCCTATTACTGGCGGCCGCGATGCAACCTTTAAAAATAGGTTTAATAAAGATAATGTATTAACTTTATCGTATGGTACAATCCTTACATCAATACAAGATGTTATTGACTTTTTATTAGGATACGAACATTGGCTAGTTGAACAAGGATTTAGATTCCAATACTTTGACGGCACAGAAAATATAATTTCAGACTGGAAAAATGCTTCGAGAGAGTTCTTATTTTGGACAGCACACTCTTGGGGAGAAGGCGCACTTATATCTTTAAGCCCTGCAGCAGATCAAGTTTGGTTTAATACTGAGTATGCTAAGGTCGATAGTGTAACTGATAATTTCTTTGGGTATGGATTATTAAAATCAGATGGCAAACCTTTAGAAAGTAAATTTTTAAAGATTGACAGAATAGATAGAAATAATTTTAAAATAACACCAACTATTACAGCTGACGGAGTTTACTCTATTAAAATTCCGTTAACACAAACAGAACATGTTGTAATGATTGATAACTCGTCGGTATTTGGTGATGTAGTTTATCAACCAGCTACAGGATATAGACAAGATAGAATAAAAGCGTTTGGATATCGTACTACTGATTGGAACGGTAGTCTTGACATTCCAGGATTTATATATTCTGAAGTTATTATAAAAGATTGGCAACAATGGACTGATTATGCAGTAGGTGATATAGTTAAGTATAAAGAATTTAATTATACAGCTGATGCAGTTATTACAGGATCAGAAACTTTTGATTATAATCAATGGGTACGGTTAAATGAAACGCCTCAAAGTAAATTAATACCAAACTTTGAATATAAAACAAATCAGTTTGCAGACTTTTATGATCTAGACACAGATAATTTTGATATAGTACAGCAACAACAAGCTCAACACCTTATTGGATATCAAAAACGTAAGTATCTTGAAAATATTATTAACGACGAAGTTAGTCAGTACAAATTTTATCAAGGAATGATTCAAGAAAAAGGAACTCGTAATAGTCTTGATAAACTGTTTGATGTATTAAGTGCTAATGATAGAGAAAGTTTAGACTTTTATGAAGAATGGGCAATTAAACAAGGGCAGTATGGTGCAAGCGAAGGATTTGACGAAGTTGAATTTAAATTAGACGAAAAGAAATTTAGATTAAACCCACAGCCAATACAGTTAACAAATAGTGATGACGTCGACGGGCTCGTATATAATATTAAAGATTTTGAAGTTTATAAAAAGCCATTAACGTATAATAATAATTTTCTTCCTCCAAAAACAGATTTAAAATCATTTACTCGTAGTCCTGGATTTGTTAACTTATCAGATGTAAATGTAGTGTTAGCTGATTATAATAGTATAGCTAATTTAGATATCGAATCACTTAGTAATAAAGATTATTTATGGGTTGGATCTAAAGAAAATAAATGGAATGTATTACAGTACGTTGCATTGGATACTACTATTACTTCTATTGAAACCTTACAACAAAAAGTTACCGACACTGCGGCAACGTATGAGTTAGAAATAACATTAGATAATTCACCTCCAGGAATTAAAGCTGGCGACATATTAGGTATATTTAATATACAAATTAATGACGATGCTGAAGACGGATCTACTGAGACTGAAACTGTTAACACTAAGTTATCACAGTTAAAAGGATTTTACAAAGTCACTAAAAAGTTACTTAATAAAATTTATTTTGAAAGTGATGTCCAGATTGAAAAAATACCTTCATGTCAAGGATTAGTTACAACTTTTAACTCTGTAAAAGTAAGCGATTATGTTGAAGCTAATAAGATAGCACAACAAGGCATTGACGAAGGATCGTTAATATGGATTGAAAATAATGAAAATGATTGGAAAGTCTTAAAAAACTCTCAAGGATTTAATTTATTACAACAAATACCTGCAGAAGAAACTGGCGAAAATAATTATGGCGGATCAATTACAGTTGATAACAGAAACAGTATTATGTCAGTGTCGTCGCCGATTGCTAGTAATAACGGAAAACTTTTTATATATAGTAGAGGCGGAAACAGTCAAAACTATCAATTTACACAAATAGTAGAACCAGCAACAAGTGCATCAGTAGGATCAGGACAACTGTTTGGTACAGGACAAGCTATTAGTGCAGACGGAAAATACTTAGTAGTAGGTGCTCCGGGTGCTTCAAATGTTAAGTCAAGATACAAAGGTGAATTTGTACCTTCGCAAAATTATGATAACAAAGATATTGTTCAATCCGACGGACTATTATGGGAAGTAGTAGTTGATATTCAAGGTGCCCAAGCACAACAACAATTTGGAAGTTTTGGGTCCATAGCAGAAGTATTACAAAATAACAATATTTTTGCAAATGAAGCATTTTTCAAAAATATGTTAACGGGTAATTATCCATTTACTGAATCTGAAGAAGATACACATCCTCAGCACATTCTTGTAAGAGCTCCTGCGGACCAGTATTCAGGAACTACAGCAGGTGATGTAGTTTATATGGAATGGAACGAATTTACAACAGCAAATCAAGATATATCAAACACAACAGCAAGACTTCCATTTAATAATGAATTCCCTGCAATTACACAAGAATTTTTAGAATCGGGATTAACTATACAAAAGAAAGTCGATGTAATTTTAGAGATTCCAGTATTGTCAATATTGCCACAGATTGGCGATCAAGTTGAAGCAACCGGAGTGTTTGGATATGTAAACTACGTATATGTATCAAATAATAGAGCAGTAATTTATATTGAAAGAACAAATGGTGTTTGGCCTCTTATTGGACAATTATTTAAGGAATCTGGAGAAGTTGTTGGAGCATTTCAAAGAGCTGCACCTACAGATTCAATTGATGTTGATGCAGAGCTCGGCGGTTATTGGTTCTTTAATACCGGCGCTGATATTGAACTTTCTGCAAATAATGTTGATGAAGCTAGAGGCTTAGTAGTTTATAATGTTATACCAACAGGCGAAGTAGACACAAATGCATTTGGTGCAAATATTTGGAAGTATAATAATACGCAGTCTGGAATTTATGGTTCTAATGCAGATAATAGTTATATAAGAACTCTTACATATCAAGGTACTCCAGGACCAGCAGATAACTTAGATATTATACCAAGTGATTTGTTTATTGTTCGAGCTCCTAAAGCACTAACTGACAATATAGTAGTTGGTGACGAAATAGGACTAGAAATATTACGCTTTCCAAGTGATGCTGACGGATCCTTTATTGATATTACACCAACAGGGTTAACTTATACTCAAACAAATAAGAAGCATACGTTGTATGATTTATGGGACGGCTATATTGATTTTGATTTAGACGAAACAAATTCTGTTACTGGCGCACCATTTGAACCTAAAATAGGACAGTTTGTTAGAGAGCGTACACCTAACCCAGGAGCAACGGCAAAGGTAGTATACTATCAAAAATTTAATAACAGTAAAGCTCGAGTATATGTTACTGATGTATTAGGCGACTGGGGAGCATTAGGGACAGGTAGAACTATTGAATATATAGGTATTCCGACAGACCCTGATCCAGCATATAACCAAGACCAATTACTTGGCGATATTAATGCAGTGTCATTAGGCGATTTAGTTGCAGATAATTTAGGTATAGGTAAATTATGTGTATTTCAATTAGATGCAGAAATTGAAACAGTGCCTGTTAATAGTACAATAATAGGTGCAGAATATATTATATATAAAGATACATTAATTTCAGGACAACCGTTATTAGCTAATCCTCCAAGCTCTATTAACCTTGACTACAAACAAGTATTTAAAATACCAGTCAATCCAGATGCTCCTGGAAACAATTTAAATAACTTTGGTTATTTCTCAGTATTCCAAAAAGAAAATGTGTCGTCATTTAACCCAATTGATACATTCATACTACCTGATGTAACAGAAAATCTGCGTATAGGTAGTAAGATTAAAATAGCTAAAAGAAATGACTTATATAAAGTTCTTATAGGAGCACAAGGAAACGGAACAGTTAGTAATCCAGGAAAGATATTCTTTATTAACAAAGGTACCGACGCTGAAGGTATAGTATACGATTGGGAAACTTCTAAAGATAAGCGTTACAAAGGTGTGTTTAGCACATCAACAAATTATATAATTAATGACTATGTTTATTATAGCGGATATTTTTACAAAGCATTAACAAACATAGCCGGAGACGGAACAACATTCACTGCTACAGAATGGCAATTAGTAAATAACGATCAAATAAGAAGCATTGACTACTTAGGATACATTCCGAATGATACAGGAACTATTCCAGAGGATCTTGATTATAAAGGATTCTTTACTCCGCTATCAACGTACATAATAGATGAAATTATACAATATTTTAATGGTAATTTTTATAAAGCCAAACGTAATATTCCATTAGGATATAACGAATTTGTTGATGTTAACGGAACAATTGAAGTTCCTGCAGAAGATTGGGAATTAATTAGTTTTGTACCTGGAGGTGACACTGAGTTAAAACTTGATCAAACAGGGTTAATAGAATTTGGGCGTGACTTTGATATTAGTGACAACGGTGAAGTATTAGTAGTAAGTGCTAAGTTTAATAATGATATTACTAAAGTTGTTGTATATAGAAATATAAACGATAATTATCAAAAATCACAAGAATTAATTCATCCGTCAGTAGACGAAACTGACTCACAATTTGGAACATCAATAAGTATCAGCCAAGATGGAAAAATGATAGCTATTGGTGCCCCGTTAGCAGATGACTCAACTAGTACTAATGTTGGAAAAGTATTTGTTTACACACAAAAAGGTAACACGTTTGTATTAACACAAACATTATCAAGTGTCAATGAAGTTGATGGAGAATTATTTGGTAAGAAAATTGAATTTGACGGCAACTCGTTATTTGTAAGTGCATTTAATGCATCTAGTGATGATGTCACAACATTTGATAGTAACGCTACAGTATTTGATAATGAATTTACAACATATAAAAATGAAATAGCTAGTAATGGAGTAGTATATGCGTACGAAAGAATTGATGAATCATTAATCTTTGGACAAAGTATTGACTACCATACATATGCAGGTAGAGATAGTATTGCTGAAGTTGATTTCTTTGGTAGAAATATTCTTGCTAAAAATAATCACTTATATGTTTCAGTACCGCAATATCAAAATGCTAACGGCAAAAAAGGACTTATATTAGATTACAGACGCCCTGATAATAAAAGAGTTTGGACACAGCATAGAGTACATAATCCGCCGGCTGATATTGATAAAATTAAAAAAGTAATGCTTTACGATTTAGATAAAAACGAAGTAATTACTAACCTAGACTATATTGATCCAATACAAGGAAAAATTGCAGGACCTGCAGACGAGGAAATACGTTATAAAACACCAAACGATCCTGCAGTGTATACTAACAATAGTAACTCATTAGATAATATAAATGTTGACTCTAATAGAAGTTGGGGACCAGAACAAGTTGGCAGAGTTTGGTGGAATTTAACTAATGCAAAGTTTTATAATGTATATCAAAGTAATTTAATTTATAAATCAAATAACTTTAATACATTATTTAAAGGATCGTCAGTTGATGTATATGAATGGGTAGAATCAACATTAACACCAGATGCGTGGAATAGTGATACTGATACTACAGGCACAGCAATTTATGATTCTCAGGTCTACAGCACTCGAAGAGTGTACGATAGTATTGCTAAAAGATTTACAAATTACTATTATTTCTGGGTTAAAGATAAAACAACAATTCCTAATATACCAGGTAGATCGTTAAGTATTGATGCAGTAGCAAAATTAATTGCAGATCCAAGCGGACAGAAATATAAATTTATATCATTTAGTGATACTAGTTCTTTTGTATTACATAATGTAGGATCATTAATTAAAGATACTAACACAGTTTTAAATATTCAGTATTGGACATCAGGCGACAAATATAGTAACATACATAATCAGTATCAGATAGTTACTGAAGGATTGTCAACTAGTATACCGAATGATCAAATAGTTAACAAACTTATTGACAGTCTTGTTGGATACGATGTAAACAGTCTTCCTGTACCTAATCCAAATTTATCACCTAAAGAAAAATACGGCATTCTTAACAGACCAAGACAGGGATGGTTTATTAATAGAGTTGAAGTTCTTAAACAAGTTATTGAAAGAGTTAATGTTACATTACTGCAAAATTTAATTACTGATGAAAAAGACATTTCAGCTTTACAATTAAATGATTTAAAACCAACTGTTAATACTAATAAATTTGATACTACTGTTGATAACTATATTGACTTAAATTTTGTTAGTACAGTTCGTGCAAAATCAGCAGTACTAACTCCTATAATTGAAAACGGAAAACTAGTACGTGTTGATATAGTTGATGGAGGCAGAAGTTATAAAACAGCACCAACATACACAATTAATGGACAAGGAACTGGCGCAGACGTTGAATTTACTTTAGATGTATTAGGACAAATTACTCAAGTAACAGTAATTAGTCAAGGCTACAATTATGATGATAATACGTCAATTGAAGTTAGACCATTTGCAGTTCTTGTAAATGCCGATGAAACAGTTAACAATAAATGGGCAATCTATCACTTTATTAATAACAATTGGGTTAGAGTAGCATCACAAGCATATGATGTAACAGCATATTGGGATTATGTTGATTGGTATGCAACTGATTATAATAAATTTACAGAAATTGATCATGTATTAGATTATACATATAATCTTCAAGGGCTAGATGACAATTTTGGTGATATTGTAAAAATCTTAAATGTTGGCGGCACCGGTTGGTTACTATTAGAAAAAATTGATAATCAAGATACTACTGATTATACAGTAAATTATAAAACTATTGGTAAAGAAAACGGTACAGTGCAGTTATCATCTTCATTGTATAGCTTTGCAGATAATCTAGTAGGATTTGATAACCAAACATTTGATACACAGTTCTTTGATAAACAACCAGTTGCAGAATTAAGAATCGTGTTAAATGCATTAAAAGATGATATCTTTATTACTAACTTAGCTAATGAATTTAACAACATATTCTTCTTATGCTTACGTTATGTATTTACAGAACAAGGATATGTTGACTGGGCATTTAAAACAAGTTTTGTTAAAGCTCAACATAATGTTGGAGAACTACAGCAAAAAACTACATTTAAGAACGACAACTTAACAAGTTACGAAGCATATATTCAAGAAGTTAAACCTTATAAAGCTAAAATTAGAGAGTATATATCAAATTACAGTAAACTTGAAACAGCGTCAAACGTAGTTACAGATTTTGATAGTCCACCAAGATATGACAATAGTAAAGGGACAATTACTACAGCAGATATTAAAGTTTTAAACGGTGTATTATTTGGTACAGGTAATGCGTTAGATATAGATTCTAATTGGTTAAACAATTTAAGTTACGAAGTTACAAAAATTGAAATAAGTGATGCAGGCGAAGGATATATTACTGCTCCAGAAATAATTATTGATGGCAATGCTACAGCATTAGCGTCATTAGGACCAACAGGAAACATATCTAGCATAACAGTAATTGAACCAGGTAGTGGTTATATCGAATTACCAACTATAACAATTAATGGAACGTTAAAAGATGGTGGCAGAGATGCAGTACTAACAGCAGTTTTAGGTAATTCTCCAGTACGTAATATGCATACAATTATTAAATTTGATAGATTAAGCGGAACATTCTTTATTACACAAATGAATGAAACTGAGTTATTTACAGCTTCAGGCGGTATATCACGTTTTGATTTAAAATGGCCAATGGATTTAAGAACTAATACTATTGATATTACTGTAGATGGCGAATTAATTTTAAGTAGTGATTATACTTTTAGTAATGTAAAAGATACTACATCAACAGTCGACAAATACTTTGCTAGAATTGAATTTATTAATCCGCCAGCCGCAGAAGCAATAGTGCAAATTAATTATAGAAAGTCAATAGACTTACTTGATGCACAGGACAGAATAAATTTATTTTATAATCCAACAACAGGACAATTAGGCAAGGATTTAAGTCAACTCATGGACGGAGTTGATTACGGCGGCGTACAAGTTAAGAGTTTTGAGTTTGGTGCACCTCCAGGATGGGATACAGGCGACTGGTATACTGATAACTGGGATATCTTCGATGAAACATTTGACGATGAAACATTTGAAACTGACGGTAGTACAGTTACATTTGATCTAGTAAAACCTTTGGCTAAAGATGTAAAATATAACGTTTATATTAACGGACAGAGAGTTGATGACGATACTTGGGACGGGACATCTAGTGTTGACGGAAACAAATATGCATTTATGGCTCCAATAGTCGGTGACGGTTTAACAAACACATTTACATTTGAAAATGAAATACGTTATAGACAAGTAGTTGAAGAACTTGATAGTAGTGGATTTGATAATCCTCCGTCAAATGTTATTACTTTACGTAGAGCTACATCAGACGGAAGTAGAGTAATTGACGAAAGTGCATACGATACTGCAATAACAGGCGGCGACCTTGCATACAGTACTGCTACTGGTATTAAAGCTGAAGATATTAATGTTGATGGCGACGGATTCGTTACAGCTACTACATCTAAAGGTCCGGAAGAAACAGTTCCTGGACAAGTTATGGACACACTCGATTTACAAGTCTATGAGCGTCCAACAAGCGGTACAGGAGTTATTGAAGTTGATAGTTTCCGAGGCAACGGAACAACTACAACTTATACACTAACACAACGTCCATATTCAGTAGAAAGTGTAATTGTAAAAATTGATTATATCATAGTAGACAGTAGTAAGTATACAATTAATTTTGAAACTAACGAAGTTTTATTGTATGAAGCTCCTGCTGTTGGAGCAAAGATATCAATTATATCAATTAGTTTAGGCGGCACAAACTTACTCGATTACGGTAATTTTACAACAGATGCAAGTACAACAGATTATGAAACAGCAATTCCGTATAGTGAAAATAATAGTGCATACGTTACTGTTAACGGAAGTGTATTACCATTTACATTAGAAAATGTAAGCGGAGTAACACACATTAAATTTGCTGAAACACCTCCTGAAAATAGATTAGTACAATACGGAATTTTTGATAGTACAGTTGAAACATTTAGCCAAATATCAATAGATAAAATCATAACAGATGGAAGTTCAACAGCATACGAATTATCTCGTGCACCATTTGAACAGCAACCAACATCATATCATACTATTATTACTGCTACAACAACTGAAGGAGATGTAGTTACTGAGAATGTATTAACAGCAGGCTATAGTGAAGCATTTACTGTTGAAACAGATGTATTAGAATATAAAATGAAAGTATGGCAAATTCCAGTAGGTTCAGTTGAAGGATCAGAACTTAAGGTGTTCTTAAATGACAGAGAACTTACATTCTTACAAGAATGGACCTATGAAGGTGCAGGCAGTTTTAATAGAAATATTTCAGCAGATGCGCAACCAGGTAGTACAATTATTTTACAACGTGGAGTTGCAGCACCGGGCGATGAACTTAAAGTGTTTATTTTAAGTAGTGGTGAATATAGATTTGGTTACTTTGATTCGGCAAACGATTTTATCGATACTAGCGGTAAACAAATACCAGCAGTATTAACACCTGTAATTGAAAGTGGACAAATAACAAGTGTAACAGTGGTATCTGGAGGTAGAGGATATAATACAGATTCTGGTATATCGGCAAATTCTGATGCAGGTGTCGGTGCGCAATTTACCATTGATGTTAATGAAGTTGGTAGTATTATAAATGTAACAGTAATAGACGCAGGAACAAATTACGATACAGATACTACATTAAATGTAGAAATTGTACCAATTCCAGCAGTTATATATTTTGATAAAACGTATCCAGCTGATACAGTTATTAAGGTATATCAGTTTAGCAATCATAACGGACTTGGAATAGAACGAGAAAAATATGAAGTAGTACAACAAACAGAAATGACTGTAGGAACAAAAGGATATTACGATTATAGAAACTTAACAAATAACTTTATTAACTTGCGTTCGGCTGCTATTAGCGTAAATTTTGTATGGATTAGCGTCAACGGTAAGTTACTAACACCAACTGCTGATTATATTTTAAGAGAAAACAAAAAACGTATTCAGTTTATAACACCCCTTAAAGATTACGATACAGTTGATGTTATACAGTTTGCAGCACCTCCAGTATCAAATAGATTTGGCTGGCGTCAATTCAAAGATATGCTGAATAGAACTACTTATTTAAGACTATCTTCAGAAGATGAACATACTTTATCGGCACCGTTACGCTGGTACGACAGATCAATTCAAGTTGGTGAAGGATATGAAACATTACCGGAACCAACTTCTACAGTTCCAGGTGTACTTTTCATTGAAGGTGAACGAATTGAATTCTTTAGAAGAGACGGCAATGTACTTAAACAAATACGTAGAGGTACTATGGGAACCGGAGTCAAGGACGAATATACTGCTGAGACAATATTTTATTATCAAGGTGCTGACAGTATTTTACCATATAAAGATGAAGAAGAAAGATTTAAAGTAATCAGTGGAGTTTATACTGACACAAGTAAAATATATCCTAATTCTTCAGTAGATATCACAGCAACTTCAATTACATACAGTTTTAATAACAATACAGTGTTTCCAGTAAGAGTTCCTGGTACATACGATCAAATTGCTACAGTTACAGGAACAGGATTTAGACCTGGTGTAAAAGTATTAATGCAAAATGAAGCAGGGGATATAAGAGAGCTTGAAAAAATATCAAGCACTACAACAGAGATACAATTCTATACAGAAACAATGTCAGTTGGTGCATATGATTTAGTAATACTGAATCCAAAAGAAACAGCACCTGCTTTAAGAGCTGAAGAATATTTAGTATTGCCAAAATACTTGCCTTATGTGCAAATATTAGTACCTTATAATCCTGAAGCATTTACAGATGTTGTTAAAAATCCAACAGAACTCGGAGAATGGTATAAAGCACCGTTTGACGAAGGCGGTATACCAGAAGAATATTGGCAAGCACTTAACATTGAAGTATTTGCGAACGGTAAAAGACTACGTAAAACACCAACTAAGGTATACGATGTAACTAAAGGTCCAGATAGTCCAGATGCAGACATTGATATTGAAGCTGATTATGCTGTTAATAAAAACGAAGGAGCATATGTGCGCCTAACTGAGCCACCGGAAGCAAATACAACACTAATTATAATAAGAAAACTAGGAACAGAATGGCGTGAATTAGATGAAGATACAAGTTCTACATTTAAACCGCTGGGAGAATCGAATACAGAAATTGCAACTTTCTTACGTGGAAAGACAATTAATTTGCCGCGATAAATACTACTGACAGGAAAACAAACATGGCTGATATATTTAAAGATACACAAGGAACTTTGTTACAAGGACATATAAAAATACATGATCCCAAAACGGGCGAAGTAATTATAGATAAACGTAACGCAATCCATTACGAGAACATGAGTATAGCTCTTGCAGAGAGTTTATCTAACTCAGGTGAAGGGTGGATACATGAAATGAGCTTCGGTAACGGAGGAACAAGTGTTGATCCAACTGGCGTTATTACATATTTAACACCAAACTCAACAGGAGTTAATGCAAGTTTGTATAATCAAACTTATACGAAAGTTGTTGATGATAGAAGTGTTAATAATATTGACCCTGCTAGAAATAAAACTGAAATAAGACATGTTAGTGGTACAAACTATACTGATATTTTAGTAACCTGTTTGTTAGATTACGGCGAACCAAATGGACAAGACGCATTTGATACAGCTTCAAATGCTGAGAATTTATTTGTATTTGATGAATTAGGACTAAGGAGCTACGATAGCGATGGGTCAGGTCGCTTGCTTACACATGTTATTTTTCATCCAGTACAAAAATCATTAAACAGGCTTATACAGATTGACTATACAGTAAGAATACAAAGTTTAACTGGTTTTAACGAGGGATAATTAGATGGCATATACAATTAGTTACACTGACGTTTCAAAAGAAGGCACCATTACAATTGAAGATGGTACTATTAACACTACAACGAGTTTAAAAATACCAGGACGTAATACTACAGCATACGGTGCTGTAATTGCAGAAAACTTTTTACACTTATTAGAGCATTTTGCTGCAACGTCTGCACCATCTAATCCGTCAGAAGGACAAATTTGGTACAATAATGATCCGCTAGTAGAAGCACTTTTTGTTTATAATGGTACTAACTGGGTTCCGGCAAGCGGAATTACAAAGTCAATTAGTGCTCCGGCATTTGCAAACACAGGCGATTTATGGGTTGATATTGATAATCAGCAACTATACTTATTTACAGGTGGTGGTTGGATCCTAGTAGGACCAAGTTTCTCAGAAGGTTTAGCAACTGGTGCTAGGGCAGATCAAATTGTGGGACAAGATAACGTTTCGTACACTGTTTTAAAAGTTGAAGTTAACGGAGTTGTAGTTGGTATTATTTCCGGATCCGATGCATCGTTTATACCAAAAGCAACAATCGCAGGATTTCCATTAATTAATCCAGGATTTAACGTTATTAGTAGAGATACTGATTCCGATGGCCTAAGTAACTTTAAATTCTTTGGTACTGCTGAAAAAGCAGAAAGTTTAATTGTTAATAATTCAGTTGTTGCCGCAGGAGACTTTTTAAGAGGCGATGTAACAAGTACAACAACATTTCCCATCAATGTCCAAAACAACCAAGGCATTAATTACGGTATTAACGGCGAGTTAACAGTTGGAGTTGTAGGGCAAGCTGGTATTATACAACATAATATTGGTGGTTCTAATATTGATATTCGTGTTAGAAATAATAACCAAACAAAAACAGTTATACGTGTTGATTCAAACTTACGTGTTGGTGTTAACACAGAAGCTCCAGAACAAGCATTGGATGTTGTAGGTACTATACAAGCAAGTCAAGACTTGCTAGTTAACGGTACTACAGAAAGTACTACTATTAATAACGGTGCGTTAAAAGTAGCTGGTGGCGCAGCAATTAAGAAAAACTTAAATGTTGCAGGCGAAACAACACTTAGTAATATACTGTCAACAAATGCTGTTGTTCCTGATGATAATAATATTAGAGATATCGGAACATCGGAAAACAAGTATAGATTTGTTCATGCACAACGGTTCTTTGGCGATATCACAGGAACAGTAACAGGTACTATTGATGGACGTTCAACATCTTCGGACAAACTTACTGATAGAACTTCGTTTATTATGGAAGGCGATGTTACTACTGTAGTTCCTGTAGAATATGACGGCGCATTCCAAGATCCTAATTTTAACAACGGAAACGATGCAAACGGAAATCCACTTACACCAGGTGAGCAACCTTTGCAGAAGAAGTTTAGAACAGAAATATCAAATTCATTTATTACAGGTAAGCCATTAGTAGAATCTGTAAGCAACAATGATTTACTTTTACTTAATGATACCTCGTTAGCATCTCCAGGATTAAAGTCAGTAACAAAAAGAGCTTTCTTAAATGATTTACCAAGAACTCCAGCAGGAGTTATTCTTCCATATGGTGGCGAAACAGCACCAATAGGATGGTTAATATGTGATGGTAGAGAAATAGAACGTGATTTATGGGCAGAATTATTTACTGCTATTGGATTTAATTTCAAAGGTTCAACACAAGTAACGCCAGGATATTTTGGTTTACCTGATTTACGTGGTAGAATGCCAATGGGTGCAGACAATATGGGCGGAACAAATGCAAATGTTGTCCAAACTAACTCTGCAGATGTTATAGGCGCTTCAGATGGATCGGCAGAAAAGTTAATTAACATCGCACAAATACCGGAACACAAACACGATTTACAAGATGCTGATAATAACCAGTTTTATGCATATCAAGATAGATTAGATCCGACAACAGATACTAACGTAGAAACAGGTATAGCTGGTCCAGGACAAGCTGGTATAGCACAACGACTTAATAATAGTGGAGGCATAGTTGGTAATTCGCCGAGTGTGCCACAAAGTACATTTAATGTTATGCCACCAACAGTAACACTAAATTATATAATTTACGGCGGGCGAGAATAATGAGTTATAAAATAAACAAAACTAACGGAGAACTAATTGTTGATCTAGTAGATGGGCAGATAGACGAAACTTCTACAGACATTACGCTAATTGGGCGTAACTATAAAGGCTTTGGTGAAAAAATGAACGAAAACTTTGTAAAGTTAATAGAAAACTTTGCACAGTCAAGCGCACCTGGAGCTCCATTAGTCGGACAACTTTGGTATGACACTTCCGAACAACGATTAAAAGTTTATACCGGTGACACATTTAAAACAGCTTCCGGAGCATTAGTAAGTCAAACACAGCCAAACTTAGTTACAGGTGATATTTGGATTGATAGCTTCAATAATAAACTTTATTTTTATGACGGTGCTGACATTGTACTAGTCGGACCGCAATATAACGCAGGTCAAGGAAAAACGCTTGTTGAAGCAGTAACAGTTATTGATAGAACTGGACAAGAACAAACAGTATTATTCATGTATATCGGAGGACTACTAACAGGTATATATTCTAGAACAGAATTTAGACCACAATTAAACATAACAGGGTATCCGATAGATCAAGATGATGTTAATATACCAAAACGCCAGATAATACGTAAAGGATTTAATCCTATTGATACAGCATTTGCATGGCAAGGCACTGCAAAAAGTACACAATCGTTAATTAGTGTAAGTGGCGAAGAGTTTAGTGAAGTTAACTTTATGAAAACTGATAGAGATACTAGTACAACTGGTAGTTTAGCAGTTAAAAATGAGAATGGATTAACAGTTGGAGTTGACGATACAGTATATACAGCTTTAAGAATTGAAACTACGAATAATAATATTACATCACTAGAAAACCAACAAAAGAATAAAGATTTTGTATTAAGAGTTAAACGTGGCAATGCGTTCGACGATGTATTATATGCAAATGCTTCAATAAAACGTCTTGGTATATATACAAATAGTCCTTCAGTAGGATTTGATGTTAATACTGATGCAAGAGTTACCGGAGATTTTACGGTTGACGGCAACTTTACTGCCAACGGTAGTACTACATTTATTAGTGCTGAAACATTACAAGTTAACGATAAGAATATTGAACTAGCAACCGATTCAAACGGAAATGCAGGCGGTAATGATGTTGCAATTGATGGTGGCGGTATTACCCTAAGATCAACTGATGGAGACAAAACGTTTAATTGGATTGGTGCAGAAGATGCCTGGACATCAAGCGAGAATATTGATATAGCTGCATCAAAGCAACTTAAAATAGGCGGCACTACTATACTTACAGCTGACAGAATACATAACACAGTATTGTATGCAGAAGGACTAATTAGAGTTGGCGTATTACAAGACTTAACAGTTGATAATATTAGTTTGGACGGTTCGGCAATATCGACTACATTGCCGTTGTCAATATCGTCAACAGGTACTATTACTGTTAATAATCAAAAAATTATAGGCGTAGGCACACCTTTGAGCTTACGAAAGAAAACATTAAATTCACTTGCTGATCCAGTTGATCCTGATAATTCAGTAGCAAGTAAAGGATATGTTGACGAAGAATTGAAAGCAGAACCGTTAATTGTTTCTTTAGATGTAACAGGATATAGTAATCCTAGTGCAAATTTAGCAGCAAACGGTCCTTACAATAATGTTAGACCTGTACTTGAAGAATTATATAGTGCAGTAGGCAAAACAAACTCAACAATTGCAAAGGTTTATTGCACAAGTTATTCAACTACATCAGTTACAGGTATTGATGTTGATCAACTAGTTGATGATCCTAATAATCCAAGCGGCCCACAAATTAGTGCAGTTCGTAAAACGTTTATTAGTGTAGACAAAGATGGCAACGCAAGTGACGAGTCGGTCTTACAAGATGTTGACTTTTTACCAGTATCAGCTAGTGCAGGGCTAATACCAGAACGAGCAATTATGGAGTTTGAAAATCAAAGCGGGGTATGGACATGGATTCGAACCACCGTACTTTCTTAATACAGATAAATACATTTATCGCATAGGGGTTATAACGAATGGCATATACAATAGACACATACAGCAATAGTAAAAGCTGGAAAATTGAAGATGGTACTATTGACCAAACAACTGATTTAAAGCTAGTTGGTAAAAACTATGCTGGCTACGGTGAAATACAAAACGAAAACTTTGTATTTTTACTAGAAAACTTTGCAGGGCAGGTTGAACCTCCACGTAAAGTTCAAGGTCAGATTTGGTTCGATAGTGGCAATTCTAAATTAAAATTTTACGATGGACTTAAATGGCGTACAACAGGCGGCGCAGAAGTTAGTTCATCAGTTCCAACAGGACTTAAACAAGGTGATTTTTGGTGGGATACAGGTAACGAACAACTTTATACATACAATGGCGGAGACTTTGTACTTATTGGACCCCAGAGTGCAGGATCAGGTCAAACACAAATTGTAAGTCGTTCGGTACGTGATACAACAGGCGGAAGTAGAAATATTATTACAGCCGTTGTTGAAGATGAAACAATAATGGCATTTAGTTCACAAGATTTTACTATTGATACTAGTGACGTTGATTCAAACATTACTGGCTTTGATAGAATTAGACCAGGATTAACCCTTAAAAACACAATTAATAGTTCAGGCGGTGTTACATCAGGCGCATTTAGGTTGTTTGGTACCGCATCTAACTCTGAAAAGTTAGGCGGCATACTTGCTACAGACTATGTACAAGCTAATAACCCGTCATTTACAGGACTTGCGCAGTTCCAAGAAGCAGGTTTACAAATTGGCGATAGTGGCGACTTTACAATTAAAGTTGAAAATGATATTAATGCTATTATTGAGAACGGTAATGGTAATCAAATTATTATACGTGCTAAAGACTTATTCGGTAATATCTTAAACCCAGTTAGATTCTTCTATAATGCAGTAACTCCAGGGCTTGTTGGTAATACACAAACAGTTGCGGCAACGACATTAGGTACAGCAGATTATAGATGGCCTAGTGTATTTGCATTAGACTATAAAGGTTTAGGCGAAGTAAGTAAAGGTATTATGAAACCAGGTGCTAGTTATGACCCAGACCCGGTAACAGGCACAGTAGCAAATGGAGATTTGTTATTACCAAGTGAAGCTACAGCAGCAGCTACTGTTCCAATTAGAGATGTAAACGGAGATATTTTTGCTAGACGTTTCCAAGGTATTGCAACAGAAGCATGGTATGCTGACTTGGCAGAAATGTACACAACTGATGAAGAATATCCAGTTGGAACATGTATGGCAGTGGGCGGAGATGCAGAAACAACAGCTGCAAAGGCAAGTACTATGTGTATTGGCGTTATATCTGCAGAACCTGCTTATTTAATGAATAAAGGTTTAGAAGATGGGCAAGCTGTTGGTCTTAAAGGGCGTGTTCCTGTAAGAGTAAGTGGCCCAGTATCAAAAGGTATGGCAGTTTATGCATGGCAAGACGGCGTTGCATCAACTATACAAACCATAGGATTAGTAGGTATTGCATTAGAGTCAAGCACTGACGAGTCTGAAAAATTAATTGAGTGCGTACTCAAAGTATAAATATATACGTATATAACTAAGGACAATTTCGGATGGCAGTAAACCAATACACACTTGTTACAGCAGCAAATTATAATACATTGCAAAATAGAGTTTCTCGAATCCTTGGGGCTGGTAACGGACAAGAAGGATTTGGACAAACATTAAATAGTGCTCCTGTTGGTGCAGAAAGCATTGTTTATGCATCCGATATGAATCTACTTTTAGAAGATATTAATAGGATTAGTATACATCAAACAGGTAGTCCTAGTGACTTAAACCCTGTTACATCAAGTTCAAAAATACGAGCTAACGAAGACACACCTGCTGATAATAATGGATTTAACCAATATATTAGTGCAGTTGATATTTTAGAAGCTAATGGTAATGTAGTTGACGGTACTCAAGTTACACTTGAAACTCTTGCTTCGGATAGTAGATTTTCTCCTTGGAACGGACAACTTTCACATTCATTTACACTTACATTTGATGATGCAGATCATAGAAGAAACTTTTTCAATGCAGGCGGACAAATATATATTAGTGCGCAATTAGAAACTGCTACTGGATCAAAAGCACTTGACTGGAAACAAATGTTAACTAATATGGGTGTAATACAATTTAAAGCAAATACTACTTCAAAGACAGGCGTTGGCGGAACACTATTTCCAAACGGAGATGGTCCTTTTGGTAACTTTAGCCTAACAGCATCAAGTGTAACATTATTTGAAAGAACTGGGCAACAAGCATCATACTCAGAAAATAGATATTATATTTTTGCTAAAGAAGTAAGTACTCGAGCAATACAGTTTACAATACAGTTTCAGGATCAAGATTTGGGTGATCCAAACATTGACGAACAAGTAACTGGAACACTTGTAAGTAAAATACAACAAATTAGACCTACAGGAACTTTTGTATCTGTAGATTCTCCAAGTTATTCGGCGCAGTCAAGTTTAGAACTGGGAGCGTAATATGGTAGCCGTAGCAGGTTTAATTCAAGATAGTGATTACAAAGATGCACTTGACAGAGTAAACGCAGTTCTCGGTAACGGAACTGGCCAAAGTGGATACGGTCAGGTAGTTAGTAGTTACGAAAATCACAAAGATATAAGTGCAAATGACGAGTTAGTTGAAGCAGATATCTTAAACGATATAAAAGCCGACGCTAATAAATGTCGCCAACATCAAACTAGTGCAAATGTAATTTCATCTACATGGGCAACCGGTAATATAATTGGTGCGAACGCTAGTGGTTCATCTGCAGATAGTCTTACACAAAGCTCTAAAGGTTTTAATGATGTATTGTCTGCTATTACTACTATTGAAAATAATGCTGAAGATGTTGACGAATTTACAGTTACAAATAATAGAACATTATGTAGTAGCACACGAACATCAGCCTGGGGAGGCGATGGCGATCCAGATGATAATATCTTTACTGAATTAGATGTGACATTCGACGGCGGGTATGCTACAACAAATAGTAGTGGTAGCACTACAGCTTCGGGATCAGATCACCGTAGGCATTTTTTTAATAGTGGCGGCGATCTAAGATTTACATTTTCCAGTGGTAGTAATACTGCTAAAGACCAAAATTGGGCTTCGATGTTTAATAATGTTCAAGTAGTTTTTGGTAAAAACGCTACTACTACTAATAGCGGACAAGCTAGAGACGGTAGCACTGACGTAAACGGAGGCGGTATTGATACTGCATTTGGTAATTATCAGCTTACTACAAGTTATAATCTTATATTTAGAAAATATGGGTCTGGTGTGTACGATGAAAACTATTATCAAATACGTGCAAAGCGTATTGGTCAAAATGTTATACGTTTTAGAATAGACTTTAATGACGTAAACGAAGGCCAGCCAAACTTTGACGAACGTGTAAACACCGGGTCGCAAGAACAATCGGCAGGTATACACATGAAACGTGCAACAGGCACAAATGTTGAAGTTTCAGCACCAACTGGCAGCGAAGCTGTTTCCTTCCAAGATACCTAAATTCACCTCTTGACAAAATCATTCTAAGAGTATATAATTAATAGTATACTTCTAGGAGAATCTGTATGGACGAGCGTCTTGAAAAAGCATTAGAGTTTTCTAATTACATGACAACGCTGAATAATCAACGAAGGATTATTAAAGAGCAGTTTTTGGAAAATTGTGTACATTATATTAACGGTGGAAAATTCTCAGTTAATCGAGAGCTAATAACATTCTGTCAAACACTACGACATAATCACCAAGATGATGCAATTGTTATTGACGATAACGAAACACCAATTAAAATAGATGATTTACAAACTTTTCTAGATGAAATTTTAAATATCTATTTTACTTCTTCGTATGAATACTTAGACAAATATAATGAAATTAAATCAAATAGATCAGTAGAAGGGTTAATTGATTTATGAGCAAAGGTGTAGTACTTTTTGCACAAAATAACCATACAATTGACTATGTAAAGCAGGCTCTTTTTTGTGCAAAGAAAATAAAGAAACATCTAAAACTATCTGTTGCTATTGCTACAGACAATGTCGAGTATCTTGAAACTACGTATCCGTTTTATAAAAAGTATATAGACCACGTTATTCCCTTAGAATGGAAAGAATGTACACAAAAAAGAACATTTAGTGACGGCACTATGAGTACTCGTGATTTAGAATGGAGAAATCACGATAGGAGTACTATATATGATATAACTCCGTATGATGAAACATTAGTAATGGATACTGATTTTATAGTTGGTAATAATTTATTACTAAACGCATTTACTACTAATGACGACTTTTTAATTTGTAGAGATGTTACTGATGTTAACCCTGAACGTGCAGAAAGTTTTAATAAAATAAGTGACCGAAGTGTTGATATGTATTGGGCTACTTTGTTTTATTTTAAAAAAAGCAAACGCACAGAAATATTTTTTAATTTAATTGAACATATTAAAGAAAACTGGACATATTATAGACTGGTGTATCAAATACCTAATATAACATACCGCAATGATTTTAGTTTTAGTATTGCAATACATATATTAAACGGCAATCAAAAAACAAACTGGCCTAAAGCAATGCCTGGAAAACTTTGGTTTACTACAGACAATGATGTACTAATAAATATGGATGACGAAAAATATACGTTTTTATTAGATAAGAAGGACTGGCGCGGACATTATACGCTATCTAGTATTAAAAATACTAACATTCACATCATTAATAAATTCAGTCTAGATAGAGCAATAAGCGAGGAATTTATCAATGAGTAGAGGCTTTTGTTTACTTGCACAAAATAATGATACAACAGATTATGTACGTCAAGCATATGCACTTGCTGTAAGTTTACACAAACATAATGTAGGACAAAAAATTAGTCTAATAACCAATGACGATGTTCCGGCTGAGTGGCAAAGTGTTTTTGACCAAATCATTACTATTCCTTGGACTGATCAAGCAGATGAGTCTAAATGGAAAATTGAAAACAGGTGGAAAGTATATCACGCTAGTCCTTATGACGAAACTATTGTTGTCGAGGCTGACATGCTGTTTACATCAGATATAACACATTGGTGGAAAGAATTAGAAAAATATGATTTATTCTTTACAAGTAATGTAAAAACATATCGAGACGAAGTTGTAACTAGCAGATTTTATAGAAAAACATTTGACGCAAACGAATTACCTAACTTATATAGTGCATTGCATTATTTTAGAAAAGGCGATGTTGCAAAACAGTTTTATGTATTACTTGAAATAATAATAGCTAATTGGGAGTTATTCTACAGTAAGTACGCAAGAGAACGTTATCAAAAATGGTGTAGTGTTGATTTGTGCGCTGCTATTGCTAGTAAGATACTAGGTAACGAAAAAGAAATTACAAACACAAATAGCTGTGTTACCTTTACTCATATGAAACCTCAAATACAAAATTGGGAAATTGCTCCAGATAAATGGACTAGTGTTTTAGGAAAATACTACCGGAATGATGATAAACTTATGCTCGGCAACTTTTTACAATCAGGAATGTTGCATTATGTTGAATCAGAATTTTTGTCAGACGAGATGCTAGGGAGAATTGAAAATGCAACAAACGTATCTTAATTTTCAAGAAGACGGTAAAATAATAAAAATATCTAATGTAATAGACGAATCGTCTCCGTACATCATAGTTGATAAGTCTTGGGCATATGATTTTGCAGATTGTAAAAAAAGTATGGACGATTATATTGTTGTGCCTAGTGATACTGCCGAATCCATGTTTGAAATAAAATTTAAACATTCGTCAATATTAGAAAATTTTAACGTAGACGATAGTATACATCAAATAACAAAGAAACATACAACAACAAAGTTATTATTTGCTATTATACAAGATACTAAACTTGGTATATGGAAAATAAAAATATCAGACGATTTAAAATATTTACTAAACAGCACAACTTTTTATAAAGATAAAAAGCACCATTTGTTTGTAACACAAGAAAATGATCCTAATTTTTTATTAGATACGCTAGTAGTTGATTTTGGAGAGTTACTTAGTGGGCAAACATATTTAATAGAAAACGCAAATAAAGAAGTTGCTCAAACCCCTAATGTGAGTGTATACTGTGGTAAAGCGTTTGAAAATTATAAACACATTGTGGAAAGTTATTAATGACAAAAATTAAAGTAGTTGATCAAGATATTATTTTCTTATCATATGACGAACCTAACGCTGAAAAGAACTATGCAGACTTGTGTAGCAAAATACCTTGGGCTAAACGTGTACATGGGGTAGAAGGTTCTGACGCCGCACACAAAGCCTGTGCTGACATAAGTGAAACTGAATATTTTGTTACTGTAGATGCAGATAATATTATTGACCCAGAGTTTTTAAATCAAGTAGTTGATTATGAAGCATTAGGACTATCAGCAGAGCATGTGTTTAGTTGGTGTGGTAAATTGCATGTCAACGGACTAATGTACGGCAACGGCGGATTAAAAATGTGGA